ACTTAAGTGTCTTATCTATCTATAGATAGAAAAGTCGCTTTTTAGACTTTGTGTCTACTCTTCTCAACTAAACGAAATTTTTGCTACGGCCGGCATCTCTGATGCTGGAGTCGTGGCGTAATTGAAATTTCATTTGGGTTGCAACAGTTTGGAAATAAGTGCTGTGCGTCCTAGTCTAAGGGTTCTGTGTTCTGTCACGGGATTCCATTCTACAAACGCCTTACTCGAGGTTCTGTCTCGTGTTTGTGTGGAAGCAAAGTTCTGTCTTTGTGGAAACCAGTAACTGTTCCTAATGGCCTGCAACCGTGTGACACTTGCCGTAGCAAGTGATACTGAAATTTCTGCAACTGGTTGCTCTACTATTGCGCTAGCCGTCCGCCGCTATAGCGAGGCCGCTAGCAATGGATTTAGAGCATGCCGATTTGTTTCATTTGGCTTGCATGATTGCGTTGTTGGCATTGCAAACGACGATTATGTCATGGGTTTGCATGGTAACCAAACGTTGTCCTGCAATATAATGAAATTTTCTGACCGTCCCTTTATGCTTCGTGGTTGGTTGGTTTTTTCCAATTCAAATTACCTCTTGGAGGAGTTTGATGTTGTCTTCGGTAAGAGAGGTGGTGGTAATGTGACATACACTGACCAGTATCTCTGTGGCGCCGATGGCAAACCTGTCATAAGTGATGATTTATGGCAGTTTGTTGACCATTTTGGTGAAAACGAAGAAATTATCATCAATGGTCATACTTACGTTTGTGCTTGGCTTACTAAGCGCAAGCCTTTAGATTACAAACGTCAGAACAACCTTGCCATTGAAGAGATTGAATATGTGCGTGGCGATGCTTTGCATACACTACGCAATGGTTCTGTTCTTGAAATGGCTAAGGAAGTGAAGACATCTAGTAAGGTTGTGTTAAGCGATGCTCTTGACAAACTTTACAAAGTTTTTGGTTCTCCTGTTATGACAAATGGTTCTAACATCTTAGATGCCTTTATTAAACCTGTGTTCATTAGTGCATTTGTTCAATGTACTTGTGGCAACAAGTCTTGGTCTGTCGGTGATTGGACTGGTTTTAAATCCACCTGCTGTAATGTGCTCAGTAACAAACTGTGTGTTGTTCCCGGTAATGTTAAACCTGGTGACGCTGTGGTTACTACTCAGCAAGCTGGTGTTGGTGTTAAGTACTTTTGTGGCATGACTCTTAAGTTTGTTGCAAACATTGAAGGTGTCTCTGTTTGGCGAGTAATCGCTGTTCAGAGTGTGGATGGATTTGTTGCTTCTGCTACTTTTGTAGAGGAGGAACATGCTAACAGAATGGATACATTCTGCTTCAATGTACGCAATAGCACTACTGATGAGTGTCGTTTGGCCATGTTGGGTGCTGAAATGACCAGTAATGTCAGAAGACAAGTTGCTGCAGGTGTCATAGACATTAGTACCGGTTGGTTCGATGTTTATGATGACATCTTTGCTGAAAATAAACCATGGTTTGTTCGCAAGGCTGAAGACATTTTTGGCCCGTGTTGGTCTGCTCTTGTTTCTGTGCTTAAACAGCTTAAAGTCACTACAGGTGAACTTATGAGGTTTGTTAAGTCTATTTGCAGTTCAGCTGTTGCTGTTGTGAGTGGTACTATACAAATTGTTGCTAGTGTGCCTGATATGTTTTTGCCTGCTTTTGACGTGTTTGTCAAAGCTGTGCAAACTGTTTTTGACTGTGCTGTTGAGACCAGTACTATTGCAGGTAAATCATTTGACAAGGTTTTTGACTATGTTTTGCTTGACAATGCACTTGTAAAACTTGTCACCATAAAGCTTAAGGGCGTTCGCGCAAGTGGCCTTAAAACAGTTAAGTATGCAACAGCTGTTGTTGGTTCCACTGAAGAAGTTAAATCTTCACGTGTTGAACGTAGCACTGCTGTACTTACAATCGCCAATAACTACCCCAAACTTTCAGATGAGGGGTATACTGCCGTAATTGGCGATGTGGCGTACTTTGTTAGTGATGGCTACTTCCGTCTTATGGCCAGTCCAAATAGTGTGTTGACTACTGCAGTCTATAAACCATTGTTTGCTTTTAACGTGAATGTTATGGGTACTAGACCTGAAAAATTTCCAACCATTGTGACTTGTGAAAATTTAGAGTCTGCCGTTTTATTTGTTAATGACAAAATCACTGAATTTCAATTGGATTGCAGTGTTGATGTTATTGACAATGAAATAATTGTCAAACCTAACATCAGCCTGTGTGTTCCACTTTATGTGAGAGACTATGTTGACAAATGGGATGATTTTTGCAGACAATATAGTAACGAGTCTTGGTTTGAAGATGATTATAGGGCTTTTATTAGCGTTTTGGATGTTGCTGACGCTGATGTTAAAGCTGCAGAGTCTAAGGCTTTTATTGATACCATTATTCCATCTTGTCCTTCTATTTTGAAAATAATAGACGGTGGCAAGATATGGAGTGGAATCATTAAGGCTGTTAGCTCTGTTGCAGACTGGCTTAAATCTTTGAAATTAACTCTTACACCAGAGGGTCTGTTTGGTACTTGTGCTAAGCGTTTTAAACGGTTTTTAACCGTTCTTTTAGACGCTTACAATGCATTTTTAGACACTGTGGCTTCTATTGTTAAGATTGGTGGTAAAGCTTTTAAAAAGTATGCATTTGACAAACCTTATATTGTGGTATGTGATATCGTGTGTAAGGTTGAGCATAAAACAGATGCTGACTGGGTTGAGCTTATGCCACGTAATGACAGAATTAAGTCTTTTAGTACTTTTGAAAATGCATACTTACCTATTGCTGACCCAACACATTTTGATATTGAAGAAGTTGAACTTCTTGATACGGAATTTGTTGAACCAGGTTGTGGTGGTATTTTGGCATTGATAGATGATCATGTCTTTTATAAAAAGGATGACATTTATTACCCATCAAATGGTACTAAAATATTACCCGTTGCATTTACTAAAGCCGCCGGTGGTAAAGTTTCTTTCTCTGACGCAGTAGAAGTTAAAGATATTCCACCTGTCTATAGAGTTAAACTTTGCTTTGAGTTTGAGGATGAAAAACTTGTGGATGTGTGTGAAAAGGCAATTGGCGAGAAAATTAAACATGAGGGTGACTGGGATAGTTTTTGTAAAACTATTCAATCAGCACTTTCTGTTGTTTCAAGTTATGTAAACCTACCTACATATTACATCTACGATGAGCAAGGCGGCACTGATTTGAGTTTGCCTGTTATGATTTCTGAATGGCCTCTTTCCGAATCTGACAAGGAAGAGGAGGTTCAACAAGAGCAACAAGAAGACACTGTGGTGCCTGAAGTTGAAGTCGTTGTTGACCAAGTTGAAGAAGTTAATAGTAGTTTTGCTATTGAGGCAGTGGATGTTAAATATGAGGTGAGTCCTTTTGAAATGCCATTTGAAGAGTTAAATGGTTTAAAAATACTCAAACAAATGGATAATAACTGCTGGGTTAACTCAGTTATGTTACAGCTACAATTAACAGGCATACTCGATGATGACTATGCTATGCAGTTCTTTAAAATTGGCAGAGTTTCCAAGATGGTTGAACGCTGTTACAATGCTGAGCAATGCATACGCGGTGCCATGGGTGATGTAGGCCTTTGTTTGTATAGACTGCTTAAAGATTTGCACACTGGTTTTATGGTTATGGACTACAAATGTAGTTGTACCAGTGGTAGACTTGAAGAATCGGGTTCCGTCTTGTTTTGTACACCTACTAAGAAGGCGTTTCCCTATGGTACTTGTCTAAATTGTAATGCACCTCGTATGTGTACAATTAGGCAGTTGCAAGGTACTATAATATTTGTGCAACAAAACCCAGAACCTGTTAATCCTTGTGCTTTTGTCGTTAAACCAGTTTGTGCATCAGTTTTCCGTGGTGCTGTGTCTAGTGGCCATTACCAAATAAACATCTACCCACAAAAGTTATGTGTGGATGGTTTTGGTGTTAACAAGATCCAGCCATGGCCAAATGATGCACTTAACACTATTTGTATTAGAGATGCAAATTATAGCGCAAAAGTTGAAAAACCTGTAACACCAGGTAAACCACCAGCTGAACTAGCACCTATAGATGAGACTGTTGTCAAGGTTAAGTTGAACTCTTTCCTTACTTGCAACAATGTTTCTTTTTATCAAGGTGACATTGATGCTGTTGTTAATGGTGTTGACTTTGACTTCATCGTGAATGCTGCCAATGAAAACCTTGCTCATGGTGGAGGACTTGCTAAAGCTTTAGATGTGTACACTAAAGGTAAACTTCAACGTTTATCTAAAGAACACATTGGATTAGCAGGTAAAGTAAAGGTTGGCGCAGGTGTTATGGTTGAGTGTGATGGCCTGAGAATTTTTAATGTTGTTGGTCCACGCAAGGGTAAACATGAACGTGATTTACTCATAAAAGCTTACAACACTATTAACAATGAACAAGGCATACCTTTAACACCAATCCTGAGCTGTGGTATTTTTGGTGTCAAACTTGAAACTTCATTAGAAGTTTTGCTTGCTGTTTGTAATACAAAGGAAGTCAAAGTTTTTGTTTACACAGACACAGAGGTTTGTAAGGTTAAGGATTTTGTGTCTGGTTTAGTGAAAGTTCAAAAAGTTGAGCAACCTAAAATAGAACCAAAATCAGTGTCCGTAACTAAAGTCGCACCCAAGCCTTATAAGGTAGATGGTAAATTTAGTTACTTTACAGACGACTTGTTGTGTGTCGCTGTTGGCAAACCTATTGTTCTGTTTACTGATTCTATGCTCACTTTGGATGACCGTGGTTTAGCTTTAGACAATGCACTTAATGGTGTGCTTAGTGCTGCTATTAAGGATTGTATAGACACAAATAAAGCTATACCTTCTGGTAATCTTATTAAGTTTGACATAGAGTCTGTTGTTGTCTATATGTGCGTTGTGCCATCGGACCAGGACAAACACTTGGATAAGAATGTTCAACGGTGTACACGTAAGCTGAATAGACTTATGTGTGATATAGTTTGTACTATACCAGCTGAGCATGTCTTGCCATTATTGTTGTCTAGTTTGACTTGTAATGTTTCTTTTGTAGGTGAACTTAAAGCTGTTGAATCTAAAGTTATAACTATAAAGGTGACAGAGGATGGTGTTAATGTTCATGATGTGACTGTGACAACAGACAAGTCATTTGAACAACAAGTTGGTGTTATTGCTGTTAAAGACAAAGATCTTTCTGGTGCAGTACCAAGCGATCTTAATACATCTGAGTTGCTTACTAAGGCAATAGATGTTGATTGGGTTGAATTTTATGGTTTCGGAGACGCTGTTACTTTTGCAACAGTTGATCATAGTGATTTTGCATATGATAGTGCTGTTGTTAATGGTTTCAGAGTTTTGAAAACCAGTGATAATAATTGTTGGGTGAATGCTGTGTGTATTTCACTACAGTATTTGAAACCCCACTTTATTTCACAAGGTCTTGATGCTGCATGGAACAAATTTGTTTTAGGCGATGTTGAAACTTTTGTCGCATTTATTTACTATGTAGCAGGGTTAGTGAAAGGTGCTAAGGGTGATGCTGAAGATATTTTGAATAAGTTATCTAAGTATCTTGCTAATGAAGCCCAAGTTCAATTAGAACATTATAGTTCTTGTGTTGAATGTGAGGCTACATTTAAAAACCCTGTTGCATCTGTTAATTCTGCTATAGTTTGTGCTAGTGTCAAACGTGATGGTGTGCAAGTTGGTTATTGTGCCCATGGTATTAAGTACTATTCACGTGTTAGAAGTGTTAGCGGTAGAGCTATTATATTCAGTGTCGAACAGCTTGAACCATGTTCTCAGTCTAGACTTTTGAGTGGTGTTGCTTACACTGCTTTTTCTGGACCTGCTGACAATGGTCATTATACTGTTTATGATACTGCAAAGAAATCAATGTATGATGGTGATCGTTTTGTCAAACATGATCTTTCTCTGTTGTCTGTCACATCAGTTGTTATGGTTGGTGGTTATGTTGCACCTGTTAAAACAGTGAAACCTAAACCAGTCATTAATCAACTTGATGAGAAGGCACAGAAGTTCTTTGATTTTGGTGATTTTTTGGTTCATAATTTTGTTACTTTTTTCACATGGTTGTTGAGTATGTTTACTTTGTGTAAAACTGCAGTAACTACATGTGATGTTAAAATAATGGCCAAAGCACCACAAAGGACGGGTGTTGTTTTAAAACGTAGTCTTAAATATAACTTAAAAGCGTCAACAGCTGTTCTTAAATCTAAGTGGTGGCTGCTTGCTAAGTTTATGAAACTACTGTTACTCATTTACACGTTGTATTCAGTAGTTTTGCTTGGTGTACTTTTTGGACCGTTTAATCTTTGTAGTGAGACTGTTAATGGTTATGCTAAGTCAAACTTTGTCAAGGATGATTATTGTGATGGTTCATTGGGCTGCAAGATGTGTCTTTTTGGTTACCAGGAGTTAAGTCAATTTAGCCATTTAGATGTTGTGTGGAAGCATATAACAGACCCTTTGTTTAGTAATATGCAACCTTTCATTGTAATGGTTTTGTTGCTTATATTTGGTGACAATTATCTGAGATGCTTCTTGCTGTATTTTGTTGCTCAGATGATAAGCACAGTTGGTGTTTTTCTAGGCTACAAGGAAACAAATTGGTTTTTGCACTTTGTTCCATTTGATGTTATTTGTGATGAACTACTTGTCACTGTTATTGTTATTAAGGTTATTTCTTTTGTCAGACATGTGCTTTTTGGTTGTGAAAACCCAGATTGCATTGCGTGCTCTAAGAGTGCTAGACTTAAGAGATTCCCTGTTAACACAATTGTTAATGGTGTGCAACGTTCATTTTATGTTAATGCAAATGGTGGTAGTAAGTTTTGTAAGAAACATAGATTTTTCTGTGTTGACTGTGACTCTTATGGTTATGGCAACACGTTTATAACACCTGAAGTTTCTAGAGAACTTGGTAATATTACCAAAACAAATGTGCAACCAACAGGCCCAGCTTATGTCATGGTTGACAAAGTGGAGTTTGAAAATGGTTTCTATAGATTGTATTCCGGTGAAACATTTTGGCGTTACAATTTTGATATAACTGAAAGCAAGTATTCTTGCAAAGAGGTTCTTAAAAATTGTAATGTTTTGGATGATTTCATCGTGTTTAACAATAATGGAACCAATGTAACACAGGTTAAAAATGCTAGTGTTTATTTTTCACAGTTGTTGTGCAGGCCTATTAAATTAGTTGACAGTGAACTTTTGTCTACTTTGTCAGTTGATTTTAATGGTGTCTTACATAAGGCATACATTGATGTGCTACGTAATAGTTTTGGTAAAGATCTTAATGCTAATATGTCTTTAGCCGAGTGTAAGAGTGCTTTAGGCTTGTCTATTAGTGATCATGAATTTACTAGTGCTATTTCCAACGCACATCGTTGTGACGTTTTGTTGTCTGATTTGTCATTTAACAACTTTGTCAGTTCGTATGCTAAACCTGATGAAAAATTATCAGCTTATGACTTGGCTTGTTGTATGCGTGCAGGTGCTAAGGTTGTTAATGCCAACGTTTTGACAAAGGATCAAACTCCTATTGTTTGGCATGCAAAGGATTTTAACAGTCTTTCTGCTGAAGGTCGTAAGTATATTGTTAAAACTAGTAAAGCTAAGGGCTTGACTTTCTTGTTGACAATTAATGAAAACCAAGCTGTTACACAAATACCTGCAACTAGCATTGTTGCTAAGCAAGGTGCTGGTGATGCTGGCCATTCATCAACATGGTTGTGGCTACTTTGTGGTCTTGTGTGTTTGATTCAATTCTATTTGTGTTTTTTCATGCCCTACTTTGATACCGTTCGTAGTTTTGAGGGTTATGATTTTAAATATATAGAAAATGGTCAGTTGAAGAATTTTGAAGCTCCACTTAAATGTGTCAGAAATGTTTTTGAAAATTTTGAGGATTGGCATTATGCTAAGTTTGGCTTTATACCTTTAAACAAGCAAAGCTGTCCTATTGTAGTTGGAGTTTCTGAAATTGTTAACACTGTTGCTGGTATTCCATCTAATGTGTATCTTGTTGGTAAAACTTTAATTTTTACACTACAAGCTGCTTTTGGTAATGCTGGTGTTTGTTATGACATTTTTGGCGTCACAACACCTGAAAAGTGCATTTTTACTTCTGCTTGTACTAGATTGGAAGGTTTGGGTGGTAACAATGTTTATTGTTATAACACAGATCTTATGGAAGGTTCATTGCCTTACAGTTCAATACAAGCTAACGCATATTATAAATATGACAATGGTAATTTTATTAAGTTGCCAGAAGTTATTGCACAAGGCTTTGGGTTTAGAACAGTGCGTACTATTGCTACCAAATATTGCCGTGTAGGTGAGTGTGTTGACTCCAATGCAGGTGTGTGTTTTGGCTTTGACAAGTGGTTTGTTAATGATGGACGTGTTGACAATGGTTATGTTTGTGGTACTGGTTTGTGGAACCTTGTATTTAACATACTTTCCATGTTTTCATCTTCATTTTCTGTTGCTGCAATGTCAGGCCAAATTTTACTTAATTGTGCATTAGGTGCTTTCGCAATCTTTTGTTGTTTTCTCGTGACAAAATTTAGACGTATGTTTGGTGATCTTTCTGTGGGTGTTTGCACTGTTGTTATGGCTGTTCTGCTTAACAATGTTTCATACATTGTAACTCAGAACTTAGTAACAATGATTGCATATGCTGTGTTGTACTTCTTTGCTACTAGAAGTTTGCGCTACGCATGGATTTGGTGTGCTGCATATTTAATTGCATACATATCTTTTGCCCCATGGTGGCTGTGTGCTTGGTACTTTCTTGCTATGTTAACAGGTCTTTTACCTAGTTTGTTGAAGCTTAAAGTCTCGACAAACCTTTTTGAGGGTGACAAATTTGTAGGTACATTTGAAAGTGCTGCTGCAGGAACATTTGTTATTGACATGCGTTCTTATGAAAAACTTGCTAATAGCATCTCTCCAGAAAAGTTGAAAAGTTATGCTGCTAGCTATAATAGATACAAGTATTATAGTGGTAATGCAAATGAAGCAGATTACCGTTGTGCTTGTTATGCCTATTTAGCGAAAGCAATGTTGGACTTTTCGCGTGATCACAATGACATTTTGTACACACCTCCAACTGTCAGTTATGGTTCTACATTACAGGCAGGTTTGCGTAAAATGGCACAGCCATCTGGCATTGTGGAAAAATGCGTTGTTCGCGTCTGTTATGGCAACACTGTGTTAAATGGTTTATGGCTWGGTGACATTGTTTATTGTCCACGTCATGTTATTGCATCTAACACAACTGCTGCTATAGACTATGATCATGAGTATAGTATTATGCGTTTGCATAATTTTTCTATAAATTCTGGTACAGCATTTCTTGGTGTTGTAGGTGCTACTATGCATGGAGCAACTCTTAAAATTAAAGTTTCACAGACTAACATGCACACACCTAGACATTCTTTTAAGACACTAAAATCTGGCGAAGGTTTTAACATCTTAGCTTGTTATGATGGTTGTGCCCAAGGTGTTTTCGGTGTGAACATGAGGACCAATTGGACTATCCGAGGTTCATTTATTAATGGTGCATGTGGTTCTCCTGGCTATAATCTTAAAAATGGCGAAGTGGAATTTGTTTACATGCATCAGATTGAACTCGGAAGTGGTAGCCATGTAGGTTCTAGCTTTGATGGTGTTATGTATGGTGGTTTTGAAGACCAACCTAACCTTCAAGTTGAATCTGCCAACCAGATGCTAACAGTTAATGTGGTCGCATTTCTTTATGCTGCTATATTGAATGGTTGCATATGGTGGCTCAAAGGTGATAAATTGTCTGTAGAACATTATAATGAGTGGGCACAGGCTAATGGTTTTACAGCCATGAATGGTGAAGATGCCTTTTCCATTCTTGCTGCTAAAACTGGTGTCTGTGTTGAAAGATTACTCCATGCTATTCAAGTTTTGAATAATGGCTTTGGTGGTAAAAACATTTTGGGTTATTCTAGTCTTAATGATGAGTTCAATATTAATGAAGTTGTCAAACAAATGTTTGGTGTTAACTTACAAAGTGGCAAGACCACTAGTATGTTTAAATCACTAAGTTTGTTTGCTGGTTTCTTTATTATGTTCTGGGCTGAGTTGTTTGTTTATACCACCACTGTTTGGGTTAACCCTGGTTTTCTCACTCCGTTTATGATTTTGCTTGTTGCTTTGTCACTCTGTCTTACATCTTTTGTTAAACATAAGGTGTTGTTCCTTCAAGTGTTTTTGTTGCCATCAATTATTGTGGCTGCAATTCAGAACTGTGCTTGGGACTACCATGTAACAAAGGTATTGGCAGAGAAGTTTGACTACAATGTTTCTGTTATGCAAATGGACATCCAGGGTTTTGTTAATATTTTTATTTGTTTGTTTGTTGCACTTTTGCATACTTGGCGCTTTGCTAAAGAGCGTTGTACGCATTGGTGCACTTACTTGTTCTCACTCCTTGCTGTTTTATACACTGCACTGTATAGTTATGATTATGTTAGCTTGCTAGTTATGCTACTTTGCGCAATTTCTAATGAATGGTACATAGGTGCTATTATTTTTAGAATTTGTCGTTTTGGTGTTGCATGTTTGCCAGTGGCATACGTGGCATACTTTGGTAGTGTTAAAACTGTGTTGTTGTTTTATATGTTGTTAGGCTTTGTTAGCTGTATGTACTATGGTTTGTTGTACTGGATTAACAGATTCTGTAAATGCACATTAGGTGTTTATGACTTTTGTGTTAGTCCAGCTGAATTTAAGTACATGGTTGCTAATGGCTTGAATGCACCAGATGGCCCTTTTGATGCGCTATTTCTGTCGTTTAAACTAATGGGTATTGGCGGTCCTAGAACTATTAAAGTTTCTACTGTACAATCTAAATTGACAGATCTTAAGTGCACAAACGTCGTTCTAATGGGCATTTTGTCTAATATGAACATAGCTTCTAACTCAAAGGAGTGGGCATATTGTGTTGAAACGCACAATAAAATAAACTTGTGTGATAACCCCGAAACTGCTCAGGAGCTGTTGCTGGCGTTGTTGGCATTTTTCTTGTCTAAGCATAGTGATTTTGGTCTTGGCGATCTTGTCGATTCTTATTTTGAGAATGACTCCATTTTGCAAAGTGTTGCATCGTCTTTTGTTGGTATGCCATCTTTTGTTGCATATGAAACAGCAAGACAAGAGTATGAAAATGCTGTTGCAAATGGTTCTTCACCACAAATAATCAAACAATTGAAAAAGGCTATGAATGTTGCAAAAGCTGAGTTTGACAGGGAATCATCTGTTCAAAGGAAAATTAATAGAATGGCTGAACAAGCTGCTGCAGCTATGTATAAAGAAGCACGTGCAGTCAATAGAAAATCAAAGGTTGTTAGTGCCATGCATAGTTTACTCTTTGGCATGCTCCGACGATTGGACATGTCTAGTGTTGATACTATTCTTAATATGGCACGTAATGGTGTTGTTCCTCTTTCTGTTATCCCTGCCACTTCGGCATCCAAGCTCGTCGTCGTGGTGCCAGATCATGATTCATTTGCGAGAATGATGGTAGATGGTTTTGTGCACTACGCTGGCGTTGTTTGGACATTACAAGAAGTTAAGGATAATGATGGTAAGAATGTGCATCTTAAAGATGTTACAAAGGAAAACCAGGAAACACTTGTTTGGCCTCTGATTTTGACTTGTGAACGCGTCGTTAAATTGCAGAACAATGAAATAATGCCGGGCAAGATGAAGGTTAAAGCCACCAAAGCTGAAGGTGATGGAGGCATTACTAGTGAAGGTAATGCTCTATACAACAATGAAGGTGGACGTGCATTTATGTATGCATATGTGACTACGAAGCCTGACATGAAGTATGTTAAATGGGAGCATGACTCTGGTGTGGTTACAGTTGAATTGGAACCACCTTGCAGATTTGTTGTAGAYACACCTACTGGACCTCAAATTAAGTATCTTTACTTTGTTAAGAATCTTAACACTTTAAGGAGGGGTGCTGTTTTGGGTTACATAGGCGCTACTGTGAGATTGCAAGCTGGTAAACAGACTGAGTTTGTTTCAAATTCCCATTTATTAACGCATTGTTCATTCGCTGTTGACCCAGCTGCAGCTTATCTTGATGCTGTTAAACAAGGCGCAAAACCTGTTGGCAACTGTGTAAAGATGTTGACTAATGGTTCTGGTAGTGGTCAGGCTATTACTAGTACTATTGACTCTAATACTACACAGGATACATATGGTGGCGCTTCTGTTTGTATTTATTGCAGAGCACATGTTGCACATCCAACCATGGATGGTTTTTGTCAGTATAAAGGCAAGTGGGTACAAGTGCCTATAGGTACAAATGACCCTATAAGATTTTGTCTTGAAAATACTGTTTGTAAAGTTTGTGGTTGTTGGCTTAATCATGGCTGTACATGTGACCGGACTGCTATTCAAAGTTTTGATAACAGTTATTTAAACGAGTCAGGGGCTCTAGTGCCGCTCGACTAGAGCCCTGCAATGGTACAGACATAGATTATTGTGTCCGTGCATTTGACGTTTACAATAAAGATGCTTCTTTTATCGGCAAAAACTTGAAGTCCAATTGTGTGCGCTTCAAGAACGCAGATAAGGATGATGCGTTTTATATTGTTAAACGTTGCATTAAGTCAGTTATGGACCACGAGCAGTCCATGTATAACTTACTTAAAGGCTGTAATGCTGTTGCTAAGCATGATTTTTTCACTTGGCATGAAGGCAGAACCATCTATGGTAACGTTAGTAGACAGGATCTTACTAAATACACCATGATGGACTTGTGCTTTGCTCTGCGTAACTTTGATGAAAAAGACTGTGAAGTTCTTAAGGAGATACTGGTTCTTACTGGTTGTTGTGGTACTGATTACTTCGAAATGAAGAATTGGTTTGACCCAGTAGAAAATGAGGACATACACCGTGTGTATGCTGCTTTGGGTACAGTAGTCGCAAATGCAATGCTTAAGTGTGTTGCTCTTTGCGACGAAATGGTGCTTAGAGGAGTTGTTGGTGTTTTGACCTTAGACAACCAAGATCTTAATGGGAATTTCTACGATTTTGGGGACTTTGTTTTGTGTCCTCCTGGTATGGGAATACCCTATTGCACATCATATTATTCTTATATGATGCCTGTTATGGGTATGACCAATTGTCTAGCTAGTGAGTGTTTTATGAAAAGTGACATTTTTGGTCAAGACTTCAAAACTTATGATTTGTTGAAATATGATTTCACAGAGCATAAGGAGGTTTTGTTCAACAAGTATTTTAAGTATTGGGGACAGGGTTACCATCCTGATTGTGTAGATTGTTATGATGAGATGTGTATTTTGCATTGTTCAAATTTTAACACACTCTTCGCAACCACAATTCCAAATACAGCTTTTGGACCCCTATGCAGAAAAGTGTTTATTGATGGTGTACCTGTTGTTGCTACTGCTGGTTACCATTTTAAACAACTAGGACTTGTGTGGAATAAAGATGTTAACACTCACTCTACTAGACTTACTATTACTGAACTTTTACAGTTCGTGACAGATCCTGCGCTTATAGTTGCGTCATCGCCAGCTTTAGTGGATAAACGCACTGTATGCTTTTCTGTCGCAGCTCTGAGTACAGGGTTGACATCTCAAACAGTAAAACCTGGCCATTTTAATAAGGAGTTTTATGACTTCTTACGCTCTCAAGGGTTTTTCGATGAAGGTTCAGAATTGACATTGAAGCACTTCTTTTTTACACAAAAGGGTGATGCTGCAATTAAAGATTTTGACTATTATCGGTATAACAGACCCACCATGCTAGATATTGGACAAGCACGTGTGGCATATCAAGTAGCATCTCGTTACTTTGACTGCTATGAAGGTGGTTGTATTACATCTAGAGAGGTGGTTGTTACTAACCTTAATAAGAGTGCTGGTTGGCCACTTAATAAGTTTGGTAAAGCTGGTTTATATTATGAGTCTATTAGTTATGAAGAACAAGACGCTATGTTTGCGTTAACAAAGCGTAATATTCTCCCTACTATGACTCAGTTAAATCTCAAATACGCCATATCTGGTAAGGAGCGAGCACGTACAGTTGGTGGTGTCTCTTTGTTAGCTACTATGACTACTAGACAGTTTCATCAGAAATGTTTGAAATCTATAGTTGCTACTAGAAATGCCACCGTTGTTATCGGCACTACCAAATTCTATGGCGGTTGGGACAATATGCTAAAGAACTTGATTGCTGACGTTGACGATCCTAAGTTGATGGGCTGGGACTATCCTAAGTGTGATAGAGCTATGCCTTCAATGATTCGTATGCTGTCGGCCATGATTTTAGGTTCTAAACATGTTACATGTTGTACGGCTAGTGACAAATTCTATAGACTTAGTAATGAGCTTGCTCAAGTTTTAACCGAAGTTGTTTACTCAAATGGTGGGTTTTATTTTAAACCTGGTGGTACAACTTCTGGTGATGCAACTACTGCTTATGCCAACTCTGTTTTTAATATATTTCAGGCTGTAAGTTCTAACATTAATCGCATTTTGAGCGTTAACTCGTCAAATTGCAACAATCTTAATGTTAAGAAATTACAGAAACAACTTTATGACAATTGCTATAGAAATAGTAATGTCGATGAGTCTTTTGTGGATGACTTCTACGGTTATTTACAAAAGCACTTTTCTATGATGATTCTTTCTGATGATGGTGTTGTGTGCTATAATAAAATTTATGCTGAACTTGGTTACATTGCTGATATTAGTGCTTTTAAAGCCACTTTATATTATCAGAATGGTGTATTCATGAGCACAGCTAAATGTTGGACTGAGGAAGACCTTTCTGTAGGACCTCATGAATTTTGCTCACAGCACACTATGCAGATTGTAGATGAAAATGGTAAGTATTATCTACCATACCCAGATCCTAGCCGTATTATTTCTGCTGGTGTTTTTGTGGATGACATTACCAAGACTGATGCTGTCATTCTTTTAGAACGCTATGTTTCTCTGGCTATAGATGCATACCCATTGTCTAAACATCCTAAACCCGAGTATAGGAAAGTGTTTTATGCACTGTTAGACTGGGTTAAATATCTCAATAAAACTCTTAATGAAGGTGTTTTGGAGTCATTCTCTGTCACACTTTTAGATGAACAAGAGTCCAAGTTTTGGGATGAAAGCTTTTATGCTAGCATGTATGAGAAGTCTACAGTACTACAAGCTGCTGGTCTTTGTGTAGTATGTGGCTCTCAAACAGTTCTAAGATGCGGTGATTGTTTACGCAAACCGATGTTGTGCACTAAGTGTGCTTATGATCATGTGTTTGGCACTGATCATAAGTTCATTTTGGCTATTACACCTTATGTTTGTAACACATCTGGTTGCAATGTAAACGACGTTACAAAACTGTATCTTGGAGGTTTGAATTATTACTGTGTAGATCACAAACCACATTTGTCATTCCCACTGTGTTCAGCTGGTAATGTCTTTGGTTTGTACAAAAGTTCTGCTTTGGGTTCCATAGACGTTGATGTTTTTAATAAGCTTTCTACTTCTGATTGGTCTGACATTCGTGACTATAAGTTAGCTAATGAAGCTAAAGAGTCACTAAGGCTATTTGCAGCTGAAACTGTCAAAGCTAAGGAGGAAAGTGTTAAGTCATCATATGCTTATGCCACCCTAAAGGAGATTGTAGGTCCTAAGGAACTTTTGCTYTCATGGGAAAGTGGAAAAGCCAAACCACCGTTAAACCGTAATTCTGTATTTACTTGCTTCCAAATTACAAAGGACTCCAAGTTTCAAGTTGGTGAATTTGTGTTTGAGAAAGTAGATTATGGTTCTGATACGGTGACGTACAAATCCACTGCCACTACTAAGTTAGTACCAGGTATGTTATTTATTTTGACTTCTCATAATGTTGCTCCACTTAGAGCACCAACTATGGCTAATCAGGAAAAATATTCCACCATTTACAAGTTGCACCCATCATTTAATGTTAGTGATGCTTATGCAAACCTTGTACCTTACTACCAACTCATTGGTAAACAACGCATTACTACAATACAGGGTCCCCCTGGTAGTGGTAAGTCTCATTGTTCTATCGGTATTGGTGTGTATTATCCTGGAGCAAGAATTGTGTTCACAGCTTGTTCACATGCTGCTGTTGATTCGTTGTGTGCAAAAGCTGCCACAGCTTACAGCGTTGACAAGTGTACACGTATTATTCCTGCACGTGCTAGAGTTGAGTGTTATAGTGGTTTTAAACCTAATAATAATAGTGCACAATATGTGTTTAGTACTGTTAATGCGCTACCTGAAGTTAACGCAGACATTGTTGTCGTAGATGAAGTGTCTATGTGCACTAACTATGATTTGTCTGTGATTAACCAGCGTATATCATACAAACACATTGTGTATGTTGGTGATCCTCAACAGCTGCCAGCTCCTAGAGTTCTTATCTCTAAAGGTGTTATGGAACCAATCGATTATAATGTTGTGACACAGCGTATGTGTGCTATAGGACCTGATGTCTTTTTACACAAGTGTTACAGATGTCCTGCTGAAATAGTTAACACTGTTTCAGAGCTTGTTTACGAAAACAAGTTTGTACCTGTCAAAGAAGCTAGTAAGCAGTGCTTCAAAATCTTTGAACGTGGTAGTGTGCAGGTAGATAATGGTTCCAGTATAAATAGACGCCAACTTGATGTTGTTAAGCGATTTATACATAAAAACCCTACATGGAGTAAAGCTGTATTTATTTCACCTTATAATAGTCAGAACTATGTAGCTGCTAGGCTTTTAGGTTTACAAACTCAGACGGTGGATTCTGCTCAAGGCAGTGAATATGATTATGTAATATTYGCACAGACATCAGATACTGCTCATGCTTGTAATGCCAATCGTTTTAACGTTGCCATTACTAGAGCAAAGAAAGGCATCTTTTGTATTATGTCTGACAGAACTCTGTTTGATGCACTTAAATTCTTTGAAATCACTATGACAGATTTACAGTCTGAAAATAGTTGTGGTTTGTTTAAAGATTGTGCACGTAACCCCATTGATTTACCACCAAGTCATGCTACTACTTATCTATCATTGTCTGATAGATTTAAGACTAGTGGTGATTTAGCTGTTCAGATAGGTAGCAACAATGTTTGCACTTATGAACATGTGATCTCATATATGGGTTTCAGGTTTGATGTTAGTATGCCTGGCAGTCATAGTTTGTTCTGTACTAGAGATTTTGCCATGCGTCATGTTAGAGGTTGGTTAGGAATGGATGTAGAAGGTGCACATGTCACAGGTGATAATGTTGGCACTAATGTACCTCTACAAGTAGGGTTTTCCAATGGTGTGGATTTTGTAGCGCAACCTGAGGGTTGTGTTGTAACAAACACTGGTAGTGTTGTAAAACCTGTTCGTGCACGTGCACCACCTGGTGAACAATTTACCCACCTTGTACCTCTGTTACGCAAGGGACAACCTTGGAGTGTTTTGAGAAAACGTATTGTTCAAATGATAGCAGACTACCTTGCTGGTTCATCTGACGTACTGGTGTTTGTACTGTGGGCTGGCGGTTTAGAGTTGACCACTATGCGTTATTTTGTCAAGATTGGAGCTGTTAAACATTGCCAATGTGGTACTGTTGCAACATGCTACAACTCTGTTAGTAATGATTATTGTTGTTTTAAACATGCATTGGGCTGTGACTATGTTTACAATCCATATGTCATAGACATTCAACAATGGGGTTATGTTGGTTCACTCTCTATTAATCACCATGCCATTTGTAATGTTCATAGAAATGAGCATGTGGCTTCTGGTGACGCTATTATGACTAGATGTTTGGCTGTGTATGACTGCTTTGTTAAGAATGTGGACTGGTCAATTACCTATCCTATGATAGCTAATGAAAAAGCCATAAACAGGGGTGGTCGCACTGTGCAAAGTCATATCATGCGTGCTGCTATTAAATTGTACAACCCTAAAGCAATTCATGATATTGGTAATCCTAAGGGTATTCGTTGTGCTGTAACTGATGCAAAGTGGTATTGTTACGACAAGGACCCTATTAATTCTAATGTGAAAACATTAGAGTACGATTACATGACACATGGCCAAATGGATGGCTTGTGTTTGTTCTGGAATTGCAATGTGGATATGTACCCTGAATTCTCAATTGTTTGCAGGTTTGATACACGTACGCGCTCTACATTGAACCTTGAAGGCGTAAATGGGGGTTCGTTATACGTCAACAACCATGCATTCCACACTCCAGCTTATGATAAACGTGCTATGGCCAAGTTAAAACCAGCACCGTTTTTCTATTATGATGACGGTCCATGTGAAGTTGTTCATGATCAAGTCAACTATGTTCCTTTGAGAGCCACTAATTGTATTACTAAGTGTAATATTGGTGGTGCTGTATGTTCTAAGCATGCTAATCTTTATAGAGCATATGTGGAGTCATATAACACTTTCACCCAAGCTGGCTTTAACATTTGGGTTCCTACCACGTTTGATTGTTATAATTTGTGGCAGACCTTTACAGAGGTTAACCTGCAAGGTTTGGAGAATATTGCTTTTAATGTTTTAAAAAAAGGTTCATTTGTCTGTGCTGATGGTGAACTACCAGTAGCCATTAGTGGTGATAAAGTGTTCGTACGTGATGGTAACATTGACAATTTAGTCTTTGTTAATAAGACATCACTGCCCACAAACATAGCATTTGAACTTTTCGCAAAGAGGAAGGTTGGTTTAACACCACCCCTCAGTATTCTCAAAAACCTCGGTGTTGTTGCTACATATAAGTTTGTCTTGTGGGATTATGAAGCTGAGCGTCCCTTTACAAGTTTTACTAAGTCTGTTTGTGGTTATACAGACTTTACAGAGGATGTTTGTACCTGCTACGATAATAGTATACAAGGTTCGTACGAACGTTTTACTCTGTCAAATAATGCTGTGTTATTCTCTGCTACTGCTGTGAAAGCAGGTGGTAAAAGTTTGCCGGCTATTAAATTGAATTTTGGAATGCTTAATGGTAATGCCATTGCTACTGTCAAATCAGAAGATGGTAACATTAAAAATGTTAACTGGTTTGTTTATGTACGCAAAGATGGTAAGCCTGTTGATCATTATGACGGTTTTTACACTCAAGGTCGTAATTTACAAGACTTTTTGCCTCGCAGCACAATGGAAGAAGACTTTTTGAATATGGATATAGGTGTATTTATTCAAAAGTATGGTCTCGAAGATTTTAACTTTGAGCACGTTGTGTATGGTGATGTGTCAAAAACTACCCTAGGCGGTTTGCACTTGTTGATCTCACAGGTACGTCTGAGTAAAATGGGCATCTTGAAGGCAGAAGAGTTTGTGTCAGCATCTGACATAACACTCAAATGTTGTACTGTGACCTATCTTAATGATCCTAGTTATAAGACTGTTTGCACTTACATGGATTTGTTGTTAGATGATTTTGTTGCTATATTGAAGTCTTTGGATTTGACCGTTGTATCTAAGGTTCATGAGGTCATAATTGACAACAAACCGTGGAGATGGATGCTATGGTGTAAAGATAATGCCGTTGCTACATTCTATCCTCAGTTACAGAGTGCAGAATGGAAATGCGGATATTCTATGCCTGGTATTTATAAGACACAACGTATGTGCTTAGAACCATGTAATTTGTATAATTACGGTGCGGGTTTGAAGTTACCTAGTGGCATTATGTTCAATGTTGTTAAATATACTCAATTGTGTCAATATCTCAACAGTACTACTTTATGCGTTCCTCATAATATGAGAGTGTTACACTTAGGTGCTGGTTCAGATTATGGTGTTGCACCAGGAACTGCCGTTCTTAAAAGATGGTTGCCACATGATGCAATTGTTGTTGATAATGATGTTGTTGACTATGTGAGTGATGCCGATTTCAGTGTTACTGGTGATTGTGCAACCGTTTATTTGGAAGACAAGTTCGACTTGTTAATTTCTGATATGTACGATGGCAGGACAAAGGCAATTGATGGTGAAAATGTTTCGAAAGAAGGATTTTTCACTTATATCAATGGTGTCATTTGTGAGAAACTTGCCATCGGAGGATCGGTTGCCATTAAAGTAACAGAGTATAGCTGGAACAAGAAATTGTATGAACTTGTACAAAAATTTTCTTTTTGGACTATGTTCTGCACTTCTGTTAATACGTCATCATCAGAAGCCTTTGTTGTCGGAATTAACTATCTTGGTGATTTCGCAAAAGGACCCTTTATAGATGGCAACATAATACATGCAAATTATGTGTTCTGGCGTAACTCAACTGTTATGACTTTGTCCTACAATTCTGTTTTAGACTTGAGTAAGTTTAATTGCAAACATAAAGCGACCGTTGTTGTGCAATTAAAGGATGGTGACATTAATGAAATGGTGCTTAGTCTTGTTAGGAATGGTAAGTTGCTTGTAAGGGGTAATGGCAAGTGTTTGAGTTTTAGTAATCATTTAGTCTCAACTAAATAAAATGTTTGTACTTGTTGCATATGCCTTGTTGCATATTGCTGGTTGTCAAACTATAAATGTTCTGAACACTAGTCACTCTGTTTGTAACGGCTGTGTTGGTTATTCAGAAAATGTATTTGCTGTTGAGAGTGGTGGTTATATACCCTCCGACTTTGCATTTAATAATTGGTTTCTCTTAACTAATACCTCATCTGTTGTAGACGGTGTTGTGAGGAGTTTTCAGCCTTTGTTGCTTAATTGCTTATGGTCTGTTTCTGGYTCGCGGTTTACTACTGGTTTTGTCTATTTTAATGGTACTGGGAGAGGTGATTGTAAAGGTTTTTCTTCAAATGTTTTGTCTGATGTCATACGTTACAACATCAATTTTGAAGAAAACCTTAGACGTGGAACCATTTTGTTTAAAACATCTTTTGGTGTTGTTGTGTTTTATTGTACCAACAACACTTTAGTTTCAGGTGATGCTTACATACCATTTGGTACAGTTTTGGGCAATTTTTATTGCTTTGTAAATACTACTATTGGCAATGAAACTACTTCTTCTTTTGTGGGTGCACTACCTAAGACAGTTCGTGAGTTTGTTATTTCACGCACAGGACATTTTTATATTAATGGCTATCGCTATTTTACTTTAGGTAATTTAGAAGCCGTTAATTTCAATGTCACTAATGCAGAAACCACTTTTTGTACTGTTGCGTTAGCTTCTTATGCTGACGTTTTGGTTAATGTGTCACAAACCGCTATTGCTAATATAATTTATTGCAACTCTGTTATTAACAGACTGAGATGTGACCAGTTGTCCTTTGATGTACCAGATGGTTTTTATTCCACAAGTCCTATTCAATCCGTTGAGCTACCTGTGTCTATTGTGTCGCTACCTGTTTATCACAAACATACGTTTATTGTGTTGTATGTTGATTTTAAACCTCAGAGTGGCGCCGGCACGTGTTATAACTGTCGTCCTTCTGTTGTTAATATTACACTGGCCAATTTTAATGAAACTAAAGGGCCTTTGTGTGTTGAAACATCACACTTCACTACCAAATACGTTGCTTCCAATGTTGGTAGGTGGAGTGCTAGTATTAACACGGGAAATTGCCCTTTTTCTTTTGGCAAAGTTAATAACTTTGTTAAATTTGGCAGTGTATGTTTTTCACTAAAGGATATACCCGGTGGTTGCGCAATGCCTATAGTGGCTAATTTTGCTTATATTAATTCTTATACTATAGGCTCATTGTATGTTTCTTGGAGTGATGGTGATGGAATTACTGGCGTCCCAAAACCTGTTGAGGGTGTTAGTTCCTTTATGAATGTTACATTGAATAAATGTACTAAATATAATATTTATGATGTATCTGGTGTGGGTGTTATTCGCATTAGCAATGACACCTTTCTTAATGGAATTACGTACACATCAACTTCAGGTAACCTTTTGGGTTTCAAAGATGTTACTAATGGTATCATCTACTCTATCACTCCTTGTAACCCACCAGATCAGCTTGTTGTTTATCAGCAAGCTGTTGTTGGTGCTATGTTGTCTGAAAATTCAAGTAGTTACGGCTTCTCTAATGTTGTGGAATTGCCTAACTTTTTCTACGCTTCTAATGGCACTTACAATTGCACAGATGCTGTTTTAACTTATTCTAGCTTTGGTGTTTGTGCAGATGGTTCTATAATTGCTGTTCAACCACGCAATGTTTCTTATGATGGTGTCTCAGCGATTGTCACAGCTAATTTGTCTATACCTTCCAATTGGACTACTTCAGTCCAGGTTGAGTATTTACAAATTACAAGCACACCTATTTTAGTGGATTGCTCCACTTATGTTTGCAATGGTAATGTGCGCTGTGTTGAATTGCTTAAGCAGTATACTTCTGCTTGTAAAACTATTGAAGATGCCTTAAGAATTAGTGCTATGCTGGAGTCTGCAGATGTTGGTGAGATGCTCACTTTTGACGAGAAAGCGTTTACACTTGCTAATGTTAGTAGTTTTGGTGACTACAACCTTAGCAGTGTTATACCTAGCTTGCCTACAAGTGGTAGTAGAGTAGCCGGTCGCAGTGCCATAGAAGACATACTTTTTAGTAAAGTTGTTACTTCTGGACTTGGCACTGTGGACGCAGACTACAAAAAGTGCACTAAGGGTCTTTCCATTGCTGATTTGGCTTGTGCTCAATATTATAATGGCATTATGGTTTTGCCTGGCGTTGCTGATGCTGAACGAATGGCCATGTACACAGGTTCCTTAATTGGTGGCATTGCCTTAGGAGGTCTTACATCAGCCGCTGCAATACCATTTTCTTTAGCTCTTCAGGCACGTTTGAACTATGTGGCATTGCAGACTGATGTTTTGCAAGAAAATCAGAAAATTCTTGCTGCATCTTTTAATAAAGCAATGACTAACATTGTCGATGCCTTTACAGGAGTTAATGATGCTATTACTCAAACTTCACAAGCTATACAAACAGTTGCCACTGCACTTAATAAGATTCAGGATGTTGTGAATCAACAAGGCAATGCATTGAACCATCTAACTTCTCAGTTGAGGCAAAATTTTCAAGCTATTTCCAGTTCTATTCAGGCTATCTATGACAGACTTGACACTATTCAGGCTGATCAACAAGTAGATAGGCTTATTACTGGTAGACTGGCTGCTTTGAACGCATTTGTTGCTCAGACACTTACTAAGTATACTGAGGTGCGTGCTTCTAGACAGCTTGCACAACAAAAAGTGAATGAATGTGTCAAATCCCAGTCTAACCGTTATGGTTTCTGTGGAAATGGCACACACATTTTCTCAATTGTGAATTCTGCTCCTGAAGGCCTTGTTTTTCTTCACACTGTCTTGTTGCCCACGCAATATAAGGATGTTGAGGCGTGGTCCGGGCTTTGCGTTGATAATACAAACGGTTATGTGCTGCGACAACCTAATCTTGCTCTTTACAAAGAAGGCAATTATTATAGAATCACATCACGTTTTATGTTTGAACCACGCATTCCTACTATGGCAGATTTTGTCCAGATTGAAAATTGCAATGTCACATTTGTTAACATTTCTCGCTCTGAGTTGCAAACTATTGTGCCAGAGTATATTGATGTTAACAAGACGCTGCAAGAATTAATTGACAAATTGCCAAATTATACTGTCCCAGACCTAGGCATCGACCAGTACAACCAGACTATTTTGAATTTGACCAGTGAAATTAGCACCCTTGAAAATAAATCTGCGGAGCTTAATTACACTGTTCAAAGACTGCAAACTCTTATTGACAACATAAATAGCACTTTAGTCGACTTAAAGTGGCTCAACCGGGTTGAGACTTATCTCAAGTGGCCGTGGTGGGTGTGGTTGTGCATTTCAGTCGTGCTCATCTTTGTGGTGAGTGTTTTGCTATTATGTTGTTGCTCTACTGGTTGCTGTGGCTTCTTTAGTTGTCTTGCATCTTCTACTAGAGGTTGTTGTGAGTCAACTAAACTTCCTTATTACGACGTTGAAAAGATTCACATACAGTAATGGCTCTAGGTTTGTTTACTCTGCAAATCGAGTCTGCTGTTAATCAATCGCTAAGCAAGTCGAAAGTTAGTGCCGTAGTTTCGCGCCAGGTTATCCAGGATGTTAGAGCTGCCGCTGTCACTTTCAACTTGCTAGCTTATACACTAATGAGCCTCTTTGTTGTTTACTTTGCTTTTTTCAAAGCAAGATCTAATCGAGGAAGAGTAGCTCTTATAGTGTTTAAAATTCTAATCCTCTTCGTTTATGTACCATTGCTGTATTGGTCTCAAGCTTACATTGATGCGACGTTGATCGCTGTAATTTTGCTTGGAAGGTTTTTCCATACAGCTTGGTACTGTTGGCTGTACAAAACATGGGATTTCATAGTCTTCAATGTAACCACACTTTGCTATGTGCAAGGCAAATGTTGGTTTCTTGAAAATAAGGCTTTGAAACCATTTGTGTGCTTCTACGGAGGGGACCAATTTCTTTACATAGGTGACAGAGTTGTTTCCTATGTCTCAACTAACGATTTATACGTTGCTCTTAGAGGACGTATTGACAGAGATCTTAGCCTTTCTAGAAAGGTTGATCTTTATAACGGTGAATGTGTATACTTTTTTTGTGAACACCCAGCTGTCGGAATAGTTAATACAGATTTTAAATTGGAATTTGAAGATGTTTCTGAAGCTAGTGGATGATCATGCTTTAGTTGTAAATGTAATACTGTGGTGCGTAGTACTTATAGTACTTTTGCTAGTTTGTATTACAATTATTAAACTAATTAAATTATGTTTTACATGCCATATGTTTTGTAATAAAACGATTTATGGTCCCATTAAAAATGTGTATCACATTTACCAATCATACATGCACATAGACCCTTTCCCYAGACAAATTATTGATGTCTAAACTAAACGACAATGACTGAAGCTAATATTACTCAGGAGGAGTTGGTAACTCACCTGAAAAATTGGAATTTTAGTTGGAATATTATTCTAACTATTTTCATTGTCATTCTTCAGTTTGGCCATTATAAATACTCAAGAATCTTTTATGGTCTGAAGATGCTAGTTTTGTGGCTTTTGTGGCCACTTGTACTTGCACTTTCAATCTTTGACACTTGGGCAAACTGGGGATCCAACTGGGCCTTTGTCGCATTCAGCCTTTTTATGGCCGTATCAACACTCATTATGTGGGTGATGTATTTCGTAAATAGTTTCAGACTTTTCCGACGTGCTCGAACTTTTTGGGCATGGAATCCGGAAGTGAATGCAATCACAGTCACAACCGTGCTGGGACAGACGTACTACCAACCCATTCAACAAGCTCCAACAGGCATTACGGTGACCTTGTTGAGCGGCGTGCTTTACGTGGACGGACATAGATTGGCTTCAGGTGTTCAGGTTCATAACCTACCTGAACACATGACAGTTGCCGTGCCGAGCACTACTATAATTTATAGTAGAGTCGGAAGGTCCGTAAATTCACGAAACAGCACAGGCTGGGTTTTCTACGTACGAGTAAAACACGGTGACTTTTCTGCAGTGAGCTCTCCTACGAGCAATATGACAGAAAACGAAAGATTGCTTCATTTGATCTAAACTGAACGAAAAGATGGCTACAGTCAACTGGGCTGATTCCTCTGAACCACAACGTGGTCGTCAGGGCAGAATACCTTATTCCCTTTATAGCCCTTTGCTTGTTGATAGTGAACAACCTTGGAAGGTGATACCTCGTAATTTGGTACCCACCAACAAGAAAGATAAAAGCAAGCTTATAGGCTATTGGAATATTCAAAAACGTTTCAGAACTAGAAAGGGCAAACGGGTTGACTTGTCACCTAAGTTGCATTTCTATTATCTTGGCACAGGACCCCACAAAGATGCTAAATTCAGAGAGCGCATTGAAGGTGTTGTCTGGGTTGCTGTTGATGGTGCTAAAACCGAACCTACTGGTTATGGTGTTAGGCGCAAGAATTCAGATCCAGAAGAACCACTCTTCAGTCAAAGTCTTCCAAATGGTGTTACTGTTGTTGAAGAACCTGACTCTCGTGCTCCTTCGCGTTCTCAGTCAAAGTCACAGAGCCGAGGTCGTGGTGAATTTAAACCTCAGTCGCGCAATTCTTCAAGTGCAAGTCAGGACGACATTATTAAGGCAGTAGCTGCTGCTCTTAAATCTTTAGGTTTTGAAAAAGAGAAAGAGGCAGCGAAAAAGGGTACTCCTAAGCCTTCTAGAAATCAGAGTCCTGCTTCTTTTCAGACTCGTGCCAAGAGCCCTGCTCGTCCTCAGAATTCTGAAACAAAAGAACAAAAGCATGAAATGCAAAAACCACGGTGGAAAAGACAGCCTAATGATGATTTGACATCTAATGTTACACAGTGTTTTGGCCCCAGAGATCCTTACCACAACTTTGGAAGTGCAGGTGTTGTAGCTAATGGTGTCAAAGCCAAAGGCTACCCACAATTTGCTGAACTTGTGCCTTCTACAGCTGCCATGCTGTTTGACAGTCACATTGACTCTAAGGAGTCTGGCAATAATGTTGTTCTTACTTACACAACTAGGGTTACAGTGCCCAAGGACCACCCGCATTTGGGCAAGTTCTTAGAGGAGTTAAATGCATTCACTAAGCCTCTACAAGGAGACATGCAACAACACCCTCTTCTTAACCCTAGTGCACAAGAATTACAAACTTCACCTGGAACTGCTGAACCAGTCTACGATGCAGTTTCTATTGAAACTGACATAATTGATGAAGTCAACTAAACATGCATCCAGAAGATGAACATGCCCCCCTATGGCAAGTTTTGTTTGGAATGGTTTTAGTTGAGGGTTCTATTATTTGGCTAATGGCCACTGTGTTGTTTGAAATCATTCAATTGTTAGTTGCTGCTAATTCAGATGGTTTGTATGTGTTTTTTAGTTGGAATTTTGCTTTTGTTCTTGCTTTTATTATTTTTCTGCTGCCTGTTTCCAGAGAGATTTGGCGCCCTGGTGCCGTAGATGAGTATATTGCTTTTCTCCGGTCTATGCATGATGGCATGATCAGAGCTGCTTTTAACTAACATGATCCCTTGCTTCGGCTTGATAAGGATCTAGTCTTATACACAATGGTAAGCCAGTAGTAGTAGAGGTATAAGAAATTTGCTACTATGTTACTGAACCTAGGTGAACACTAGTATAACTCATTACAAATGTGCTGGAGTAATTAAAGATCGCTTTGACGAGCCAACAATGGAAGAGCCAGTCATTTGTATTGAGACCTATCTAGTTAGTAACTGCTAATGGAACGGTTTCGATATGGATACACAAAAAAAAAAAA